TTTGATTACAAACACAACAAATGGCATGATGTATGTAGGTAAGAAGTTAGCAAAATTTAAAACTACAAAGAAACCCCTTAAAGGCAGAAAAAACAAAAGACGAGGCACTAAAGAAAGTGACTGGAAGACATATTGGGGATCGTCAGAAAAATTAATTGCAGACGTAGAAAAGTATGGCGAAGATAAATTTACTAGAGAAATATTATTTTATTGCCCAAGTAGAGGCGTTGCAAGTTACCTAGAAGCAAAAGAACAATTTGAAAGAAAGGTACTTGAAGTTGACAACTACTATAATGGTATCATCAATGTTCGTATTGGAGGTTCTAAAATTTTAAAAGAATCTCTAAAAAAAATGTTGAAAATCTAATTTGTCTAAATAGGATTGACGCACAGCGTTATAACTCAAATTTGATTTGATATCTCAAACTTTAAAGGGTGATTATGGTTCTACCAATCAGAAAATTTATTGTCAAACTAAGAATGTGGTATGCCGACATACGAGGCCACCATGGTATGCGTTGGGATTACGAGCCTGGAGACCACTATATGAGAGGCAATAAGAACAAAAGAAGAACATAATCACCCTAAAACCCTTTATTTCTCTACCTTTTTTAACGCTTGACAACTACGCTAAAATAGTGTAGCGTATATATATGAAACAAATAAAGGAGACTACATTATGGCACTAGAAGGCGTTTATACAAAAGAGTTTGTTTACGAAGAATTTAAAAAACTCAAAACAAACAAAGAAAAAGTAAAATATCTTATTGATCTAAAACAATTAAAGATAGATCACCCTAAAATCTTCTCAATAAAAATCACTTTAAAACAGATTGAAAATCTAATTAGAGAGTGGAATAGTCCAAAACCATTTGCAAAAGTAAATGCTGAACTTGCAGAAAGAGAAGAAAGAGAAAAACAACATGAAAAATCAATGAGGGGTGACTAATGAAAAAAATATTATTTATAGGTCTAGTAGTTTGGTTAAGTCTTAATGCTTTTGCTAATTCAGTAAAGGCAGACACAAAGACAGAAACAATTATCGGACATGTGATAACACAAACAATACAAGGTAATGATATGGATCATGCCGAAGTTATGAGTAATGAATTGGCTGCACTAATGCACCAATACTCAATTGAAATGACTCATATTTTATTACAATACATGCCAAGTATATTAGATACTATATCGGCACAACTTAGACAAGAGTTAGATAAAAATTATAAATGCTCTTTACAAAGTGAAGATTACAAGAATAAGGAGTGTTCATAATGGTATGGGAGTTATTTTTAGGTATGTTTCTTATATTAGGTAGTGCTTGGATTCTAGTAAATATCATAGAGATATATACCAAAATTGAAAAATGGTTACAAAAAGACAAGTGGTTCTAGGCTATTGACATTCCAATTCAATTGTGATATAATTATACAATGACATCAATCATATACACGAAGAATACTAGTGGTGCTATTCGCAAAGCGAGAAGAAGAAAGCCCACAAAAAGTTATCTATCAGCATTAAGCAAATACATCAAGTTTCTAAAAAGTCTAGGTTTTAAAGTTGACACTAATGGTAAGATAAAAAGAAAATACAAAGTCAGTAGACCTACTGTTGCCGCCGTAGCTCAGCAGGTAGAGCAGCTGATTTGTAATCAGAAGGTCGGCGGTTCGATTCCGTCTGGCGGCACCAAACCTGTAAACAACTGGCGACTAGAAGAATCTAAAAAGTTTACGATTGCACCTGCTTATAATAAAGGTGGCTATCAAGTTATATCAAAAGACAATGTTAAACACATAGGTAAATAATGAGTAATGATGTATTAGGATATTCTTCACATGATTGGCGAAAACATACAGATGATGCTATTGTGGTTGCGTCTAATATAGGTATACAATTAGAAGTGAATAAAAGTAAAGTTATATTTACACATCCTAAAACTCTTAAAAAAGAAGAGGTTGATGTATCAAGACTTGTAAGAGTATTTGTAAACAATATTGAAAATCATAAAAGGAGTGTAAAGTGAAAAAGATTTTATTAATATTACTTTTATTGTCACTAACAAATTGTGCTAGTAATAAAACAAAATCACATATGAGTAGCGTCATAGGTGCTGGTGCAGGTTATGGTACTTGTCGTGCTTTATTAGATACAGGTATGGCACTTACTGCTGCCTGTACTGTATTAGGTGCGTGGACAGGTGCAAGTTTATTTTATAATGATGATATGAATATACACAAGGCTGTGTTTGTAGATACCTTAAATACATCACCAGGTAAAAGAAGTCATGTAACCTGGGGTAGTCACACAAGTGGTAATTGGGGATCAGTTACAGTTAATAGAACTTACCTTGTTAAGGGTGTTAAGTGTAGTGAATATGAATCAGTAATTAGTATTGATAGACAATGGCCTTTATATGGCACACAAAGAGAAAATGAGTTTGGTGTTGCATGTCAAATGCCTGACGGAAGATGGTACATAGAATAATGATTGATCCTTTTAATAATCAAAGAAAATATATGATATGGACTTTCATATTAATAATATTTTTAATCATATCAGGTGTTGCTGTTGCAGGTGAAAAATCAGAATGGTTAAATAAAAATCCTTGTATGATAAAAATAGTGACTACTGAAAAATGTTTAGATTCACAATGTCTAATAAAAGAAATTACAAAAGAAGAAGTATTAAAATGTAAAGATGGCTATGATGGTCCTAGCTATTGGGAGTTATTTGCTCAGTTTTACTATTCAGGAATTAGTGTACCGCCTTATTGTAGGCAGTATGCTAGACCAAATCATCCTTTTAAAACACCTGGGATGATGTGTTTAAATGAAAAAGGTGATTGGGAGGTACAATAATGTACAAATTAATAATATTAGTTGCTGCTATCATTGTTATAACTACACAATGGGGTGCTTTTACAGATATAGTTGATGTATCAAAAGCATTAGAAGTGACTAGTGAAATCATAACGAAAGTGAAGGAGTAAATAAATATATGATGAAGACTATACTAATCGCTTTACTTGCTTTGACTTTGACAAACTGTGCAGGAAACACATACAAAGTAAAACAAGAAGCGAAAGAAGAAGGAAGAATATTAAATCAAGTACCACAATGGTACATTGACGCTAAGGTCGAAGAAGGTATAATATTCAATAGAGACGCTGATCTTTATGTCTATGGTGTGGGTCAAGGTTCAAGTCCTGATTTACAATTGGCAATAGAAAAAGCGATGATGATTGCAAAAGCAGAACTTGCTGATAAGTTGCATGGTCAAATGAACAAAAGAACTGATCTTTATATTACCGAGATAGGTAAAGAGGGTAATAAAGAAGTTGCTTCTAAGATTGAAGAAACTATTGTAAATGTTGTAAAGAATACAATGATACAAGGTTACGAAATGTGGGAGAAAGCAGTTTATGAAACACCTAATAATCAATATAGAGTTTATGTAGGATTAAAAATGGGTGTTGGTGATGCAAATAGACTTGCTGTTTATATTGCTAAACATGCTAATGCTGACATTAATGTTGACGAACTAGCAAAAGCTGCTGTAGATAAAGTAATAATAGAGAAAGTAGAGTAATGACAATTACAATATACAGTAAACCAAATTGTGTTTTTTGTGATAAAGCAAAAGCAATGGTTAAAAATCTTGACTTAACCTACGAAGAAAAAATGTTTGGTAAAGATTTCAACTCAGTTGAAGAACTTTATGAAGCAGTAGGTAAGCAGGTTAGAACTATGCCACAAATATTAATAGATGGTAAACTCATAGGTGGTTATAATCAATTAGTAGAACATTTTGCTGACAAAGGTAAGGTCAATTTTAAAGGCGAGAAAATTGTCTGATACAATTATACCTGAAACAAATAAACACTATATAAACGAAACTGAGTTTGTAGCATATGATAGAATTTATGGTAGTATCTTCAAAGAGGGAGAACGTCTAATACAAAAAGACGGCACAATATACGAGGGTAAATTACATAAAGGACCTAATGGTTGCAGATATACAGATGATGGTAGATGGTTTGATAAAAGCGGTATGCCGATAGATAAATAGTAGTATGAGAAAATTTCAACAATATATAACTGAAGGTGTCTATGATCCTGCTATATTTAAAGCTTTCTTTTTAGCAGGTGGTCCTGGGTCAGGTAAATCATGGGTATCAGCGAGAGCACTATCAGGTATGGGTTTAAAAGTAATTAATAGTGACAATGCTTTTACTAGTATGTTGAACAAAGAAAAGATGTCATTAAAATTTGCAGATCACACACCAGCAGAAATAGAAAAAAGAGATAAGATAAGAGACAAATCAAAACAAGTTGCAGGTATGCAATTAGCTATGGCACTACAAGGTCGTCTAGGATTAATAATAGACAGTACAGCAAGAGACGTAGAGAAGATTCAATCAGAAGCAAAAAGATTAAGAGAACTTGGTTATGATATTCACATGGTATTTGTAAACACAAGTTTAGATGTTGCGTTAGAAAGAAATAGAAATAGACCTAGATCATTACCAGACGCAATAATAATTAATAGTCATAAACAAATACAAAAAAATATGGGCAGACTACAAAGAATATTTGGTGCAAGAAATTTTGTAGTTGTAGATAATAATGAGCCTGCTGAAGATGTAAACCCTACTGTAAATAAAAGAATTAGAAACCTTGTTGATAGAGCACCAACATCTTATCAAGCAGTAAAATGGATTCATAGACAACTAGAAAAAAGAAAAAGAAAATGAGAGCAAATGAAGAAATTATCAAAGACATTAAATCAGTATTAGATAAAAATGTTAAAGATAATGTTGCTATGCACGGTGGTATGATTAATTTTTTATCATATGAAAATGGTGTTGTTAAATTAGAAATGGCTGGTTCCTGTTCTGGTTGTGCAATGAGTCAAAAGACTTTACATGAGGGTGTTGAAAGAATGCTTAAACATTATGTGCCAGAGGTAAATCAATTAGTAGGCGTAGATGATGAACAAGCTGCTGAGAAAGGATATACTCCATGGGCGATTTAATACCTTTTCCTATAAAACGAATAATTAGAAAAAATCCTACACCACAATCAGTAGAAACAGAATCAAAAAAGAAAAAGGCAAAAGAAAATTATTTTATTGAGCAATTATCTGAGGAAATTGTGCTACATATAATTCATGTTTTACAGGACAATGCTGTAAAAATGAAAGATGAAGCCTTTTTAAGAGATTTAGCAGTTATCATTGAGTCAATTAAAAGTTTAATTTATAGAGATTTCGGTAGAAGACACAAAATGCAAGCAATATCAGATGCTCTTGCTACAATAAAAAAACTACCTGACGGTAAACAAGTTACCGATTTAGATTATAGTAAAATATTTGTAAGTAAAAAACCAAAGGTTGACAAATAGCAAATAAAGTGATATAATAGTATTATGATTATAGTTGATATAAATCAAATAATGATTTCTAACTTGATGGTGCAGATCAATGGTAGAAATGCTACTGAATTAAATGAGGACTTTGTAAGACATATGATTTTAAATAGTCTTAGAGGTCATAATAAAAAATTTAGAAAAGAATATGGTAGTATGGTTATTGCTTGTGATAGTAGTAATGTCTGGCGAAAACAAGTATTTCCTAATTACAAAGCAGGTAGAAAAGCAAATAGAGCAAAATCTGAACACGATTGGGAGTTTATATTTGATGTACTTGCTAAAATTAAACAAGAGATTAAAGACTTTTTACCATATAAAGTAGTTGCAGTAGAGGCAGCAGAAGCTGATGATATTATTGCTACTTTATGTAAAAGAACAAACGAAAAGGTACTTATACTGTCTGGTGATAAAGACTTTATACAATTACATAATGATAGAATAAGACAGTATAATCCTGTACTCAATAAGTTTGTAGGCAAAGACGAAAATCCTATTATATATATTAGAGAACATATATTAAAAGGTGATAGAAGCGATGGTATACCAAACGTGCTATCAGACGATAATGTTTTTATAGAAGGTAGAAGACAAACACCTTTAAGTAAAAAGAAGATAGAGGGATGGATTAATGAAGTTTTACCTACCTTTACTGAAGAACAAGAAAAAAACTATATTAGAAATAGACAATTAATAGATTTAAATTATGTTCCAGAATGGCTAGAACAAAATATAAATCGTGAGTTTAATGATGTAAAAGTAGCAACTAGAGATAAAATACTAGGTTACTTTATAAACAAAAAACTTAAAACTTTAATCGAGTCAATAGATGAATTTTAGACTCGAAAGAACTGTTAAGGAGAAAAATAATGGTTATAATTAGAAGAAACGCTGACGGATCAATCGCAAATCCTGAAGTGGCAAACACAACACAATCACACCCAGCACTAGCAACTAAAAGAGGAATGCAGGCACTACAAGACGCAGGCAGATCAGTACCACCTTTAATGAGTGAGATTGCTACTAAAGTAAACAACGCAAAAGATAAACCTAGAAAATTAAAAGTATTAAAAGATAACGATACAGCACCTTTAAGACAAGTTTTAAAAGCTGCATTTGATCCTAATATTGAATTTGTTTTACCTAAAGGTAATGATGTGCCATATACGGTTAATGATGCACCAATAGGAACAGATCATACACTATTAAGTCAAGAAGCAAAAAGACTATATCTTTTTATAAAAGGTGCCGATAATACTATAACACAAAATAAAAGAGAGACACTTTTTATACAAATGTTAGAAGGACTATCTGCTGAAGAAGCAAGATTTTTAATTACTGTTGTCAACAAAAGAGTAAATAATGAGTATAAAGGCTTTACAGCAAATCTAGTCAAAGAAGCATTTAACTGGAATGACAATTTTATGAAAAATGCATAATTTGTTCTTGTTTTGTTCTTATTTTAAAACCCTTATATCTCAAAAGTATTGATTTATAAGGGTTTTTTTATCCATTTTTATCCATTTTTTGCTTGATTTTCCGCTCTAAATACGGTATATTATAAGAGTAAATGACAAACAAAAAGGAAAAAAACATTATGACATACAAACCTAAATACTTATCTAATCAAATTAGTTTAATTAGAGATACTGCTTATGGTAAAATCAAAGAGATTGTTGCTGCTTCTGATATAGTAACACCAAAAGTATCTGAAAAATTAGACATTAATTTAAAAAATACTCTTAATAAAATTTTAAATGATTACAGATTTCAAGAGATTAATAAAAAAGAAAAACCCATTGATGAAGAACCAGGTATCTGGTCAGAATTTGCAAGTGAAGGTTTAGGAATATAATATGGATCCAATACACGGAATAGGAATGTTTTTTATAGGTGTGCCTATAACTATTATAGGTTTTTTTATTGCTTATACCATAGCATATAAAAGTGTTATGAGTAAAGATGAAGAAAAATTAACTGAGGTACAAAAATCAATCAAAGATTTATATGGTCAGGACTGTCAATGAAATTAAATACTAAACAAAAAGAAATATTAAAACTACTAGTAAAAGGTAAAGGTCAATTTAAAACACCTACTGTGCCTAAAGATCACTACGAAAAAAACCTAGATGATATTGTAAAATTATATCTAAAAGGTTTACTAACTTTTCAAAGAGAGTATGATATTGATCTAGTTGGTCCATCTAATCAACATATGGTTAGATTTAAATGGTATATTGTTACAATAGATAAAAAGAAAACTTTAAAAGATATTAGAAAGGTAGTCAAAGATGGCAAACTTTAAAATAGTTATTAGAACATTAATGGCTGTGTTTGTTTTAGCATTTTGTGTTACAACTTTTCATTACTATGTTGAACAAGGTAACGCTAGAGCAGAAACTTTAGAACCTAAACTACCTGATTTTGAACACACTAACAATCAACAATTTTTAGATAATGTTATACAATGTGTTAATTATATTGAACACAATACCACAGATGTTTATCCTGTAAATTTAGAATTATTACTTGCTC